ATGATGATATTTTCTTACCTGATCATTTACAACAAGGACAGAGGGGTATAGAAAAGGCTACAGACCAAGGTAGGTGTGCATATAAACCACAGAAATCCTACTTTAGGTATAGACATTCACCCGAAGATATAAGAGTATCACAGGCAGAAAATAATCTGGAACCATCAATCTTCGTACAAGTAGAGTGGTTAGAGCAATACGGTTATGCTCCAGTATCTGTTAAATATCATCAACAATGGTTAGATCCTCTTATAGAACAAGATAAGATATTGATAGACCCAGAAGGAAAGTCAACTCTTATATATAACTGGGGGGATACTTGGGATACATATAAGATGAGTGGTTCAGGAGAAGATACACAACAGAATTTTTTGCAGCATAAGAGAAGGTCTATAGATATGGGACAGGGTTTTCTTACACCTATTAAAGATAACTCTATCTATTATAATGAAGTAAAGGATATGACAGATGAGTGAGCAGAAAACTAATATATATCACTATAACGGAAGTGTAGTAAGGCCATTTAAGCGAAGGTTTGAGGACAAAAGAGAAATGGCTAGGAGATACTTTAGTATGTTATCTGCATTCAATGGTATAGAGATAACTAAAGGAGAACTTAATCTACTGGCACATATAGCTATCAGAAAAGGTATAGCATCAGAAAACTCCAAGAAGGAGTATCTGGATATGTACAAAACTACTATGGCTACAGTAGATAATACTGTATCGAGGTTACGTAAAAAGAAGATGCTGGTAAAGATAGATAATAAGACTAGGATAAATCCGGTTATAGATATAGACTTTAATACTCACAACCAATATATGTTCATGTTCAAATGTATATCAGATGGGACCAAATAAGAGAAAAACATTAGGGTTAGCTACTCAATTACCTTCTGTAGAAAAAGAAAAACTAGACTATAAAGCAATGAAGCATGTATCTGATACTATGGGCATAGAGTGGGATATAGTAGAAAAGGTATTTAGGTTTCAATGGAAAACAGTATTAGATAGTTTCTCTGAACACACTTCTATAGATATTTTAGATATTATGAAGATTAGAATGGACCAAAAAAGAGTTCATATAACTATGGGAAGAGAAGTAGACAAACTAGAAAGGGCAGAAGAAGCTGCTAACAGTTTTGAGATAAAGGGATTAAATAAATTAGCAACTGTGGAGAGAAAAAAAGTCAAAATTGCAAAAAAGAATATAGAAGAACTTAGCAAAAAGATAAGATATGATATTTGATGTAAAAGGTATATTTGAAGGTATAACTAACTCTATTTTTGTAAAGGAAGAAGTAGAAAAGATAGCAGCGCAGAGAATAGCTATCTGTGAAAGATGCCCTCATTATAGTCCTAATGCAAAAGCAAGGGGAGAGAAATTTACCAGGAGAGATAAACACTGTAGAGATTGTAAATGCAATATGTATCTGAAAACAAGATCCCTTGCTGCTGAATGTCCTTTAGGTACTAAAGATTCCAACTTTCCTAATGAGATACAGAAGTGGAAAAAGTTGGTAGATACAGAAGAAGAGGCAAACCAGTTATTGAATACACCTGAGCTAAAGCACCAGATAGAGCAGTATAAACATGATATGATGCACCAAAAAATAGATGAACATGGCAACAACTAAAAAGCAACTATATATAGAAGCCGAACTTCAGTGGGCAGAAACTAAGCTGGAGGAGTGGAAAGAGTATGTAGATAATAATCCAATAGCCCGCCTTAGGGATAGAATAGAGTGGAAGCCTACATCTAAAGGAGGGCAGATGCCTATGGTAATAGCTTCTATAGAACAGCAGATAAAGAGCATCAGGGATACTATGAAGGAATATCTGGTATTACTGGACCAGGTAAATAAGATGAGGCAGACAGAGGAAGCTAAAAAAGTATTAAAAGGAGGTATAGAACGTCCTACAAGAATGAGTTAATAATATGAATACCCAGACAAAACCAAAAAATATAAAGTACTCTGACTTTTTTAGAAATAAAAAAGCACTCCCGTCTGCAGGTACTGAGGAGTTCAATTCCTTAGTAAAGGAGGAAGAGACAAGATGCCTTGGGGGAGTTTATATTGATGGGGTGTTTATGTCTGGTTGGTTGTATTGGCATCTAAACCACTGGTGGATAAGAGATGATGCTGAAGATGAGCATGGTAATATTATAAGAAAGAAACTTCTACCTTCATTGAGAGACAATGAGTGGATAGTATCCAAATATCTTGAGCAATGTAGAATAGAGAAAAAGGGGTATTTACATATAGGGGTTAGGCAGTTTGGCAAGAGCGAGATTATGGCATCTTATCAGGGTTATCATGCTACTTTATTTCAAAATACACAGAATGTTATAGTAGGAGGTAATGATTCAGACCTTTCTCTTCTAAAAGATAAAATAGGTTTTGGTCTTAAAAATCTATGGGAAGGTTTGAAGATTCCAATGCTGGATAAGGACTGGAGGAAGCCTATGGTTAGACTGGGGGTAAAAGCTACAGATAATGAAGATGAGGTTTGGTCTTATCTGATCATACGAAATGTGGCTGATGGTAAAAATACAGAAGGTCCTGCAGGTGTAACAGCTAAAGCATATGCAACAGATGAGATAGGTAAATTTCCTTTTGCCCAATCTTTTGAGGCAGCCAAACCTGCGTTCAAGTCAAAATTTGGTTGGAGATGTGTACCCCTATTATTTGGTACAGGGGGGTCTTTTGAGAAAGGAGCAGACGCTGAAAGATTTTTTTATCATCCGGAAGCAAATAATTTTCTTGCAGTAACTGACCCTGAAACAGGAGAAAAGACCTGTGTATTTATGTCAGGCTTATATAGACTTGATTGTAAATATCAAACATTTTTAGGAGAATACCTGAGAAGTACTAAAGAGACCACGCTAACAAAAACACCTGAGTTAGACAAAATAATATTCCATTGCTCAGACAAAGAAAAGGCACTTGAACTTATAAAGCAGGAAAGAGCTAATAAGGCAATGGATCCAGATCAGACAGAATATCTGAAACTGATCATGTATTATCCTCTTACTCCTAAAGAGTGTTTCTTATCATCCTCAGAGAATTTCTATAATGCAGATATAGCCAGGCAACAAAAAGACAGATTAGAGGTACAATTTCCGGGACTAAAAATAGGTATGTATATAGAGTTAGAGGAACATGGGGAGACAGTTGTACATAAACCATCTATTAAGCTACCTATATCATCATACCCTGCTAAAGCCACAGAAGATAAGAACTGCCCTATAGTTATTGTAGAGCATCCTATAGCTAATCCTCCGTGGGGATTATATGTAGCGGGGATAGACCCATACAGGTTTGAAAAATCTGCAAACTCTGATTCTCTAGGGGCTATATATATCTTCAAAAGAGCATACGATGCCTTATCTGATAGCTTTCAGGATATGCCTGTAGCATGGTATGTAGCAAGACCAGATCAGAAAGAGACCTGGAATAACAATGTTAGATTACTTATCAAATACTATAATGCAACTGCTCTCTGCGAGAATGATGAAATGTCATTTATTGACTATATGATATCTAAGGGGGACGGACATTATCTTATGGATACTCCGGAATGGCTGAAGGAGTATAATCCTAACAGTATGGTCAATTATAATAGGGCCAAAGGTATAAGTGCTACTCCTAAAAATATAGAATTGCTCAGAACTACTCTGAAGCAATATATGGAGGAGCATTTTACTTCTATACCTATACCCGGAAGTGAGGAAACAAAGAAACTGCTGGGGGTTAACAAGATATATGATCCTATGTTCCTGGAAGAGATCATAAAATGGAATATAGATGGTAACTTTGACCGTGAGAGGGCTTTATCAATAGCTGTAACTGCTGCAAGAAAAATGGATGCACAGAGAATAGATATCAATGTAGAGAATGATGATCCAAGGTTTAACGCAGTTGATCCAAAAAAGAGACCAAAAGGACCTTTTAGGGAGATAGGTAACAGCTATAAATATCAAAGTTCAAGAGATAGATTAACACGATTATTGAAATAAAATGGCGATCATAAGATATATAGCTGAATATACGGCACCTCAGGAAGTGATGCTGAACCTGTATCCTGACCAATTCAAAAAAGAAGGGTGGGATATAGATGAGAACAGGAGGCTTACAGATAGTGAAGGTAATGTACTTCCTATGCCCAAACAGCATGTAAAAGAGATAACTAAAAGATCTCCTCAATGGTGGAAGATCAACATGGATTACTTCTATACTGTAGCCCTATCCCAATATAACAACCAAAGACCCAAGATAGTCAGAAATTATGAACTTATGAAAGGTAGGTTAACTCCTGCCGATTTTTATGCAGAAGGCCCTATAATGAGCTTTGTGGATGAGCTTATAAAGGACGTAGATCTACCTGCCTATGTACAGCACTACCCTATACTGAATCCCCCCATAAATACTATGGTTGGGGAAAAGAGTAAGAGACCTGATGTTTCAAGACCTAAGGCCATGGATGCAAACTCTCAAAGTGAGGAGATGCAGTTCTATACTGGTATATACCAAGAGTACCTTCAGTCACAGATAAAACAAAGGATAACTACCAGACTAATGCAGCAAGGGTATGATATTCAGAGCGAGGAATTTGGACAGCAGGTAGAACAGATGACTGCTGAGGAAATGAAGGAAAAGATGATGAACTATACCTCTGCTGCTGAAGTATGGGCATCCAATATGATAAATGCATTAAAGGTAGAGTTCAATACTAAAGAGATGTTTGAAGGGGGGTTCAGAGACCTTCTTATAGCTAATAGAGAGTTCTACCACAACTATGAAACAAGGAGTAAATTAGGCTTTAAGGCAGAGAAAGTAAACCCAAAGAATGTATGGTGGTTAACTACTCCTGATAAGAAATATATAAGGGATGCATATGCTGCAGGTATAATAGAGGTCATGGAATTATCTGAGATAATAGATAAGTTCGACCTTACAGAAGAGGAAGTAGAGCATCTCAGAAATTTTGCTACACAGGCATTCTTTCCATTCTCCAGAGAAAGTAATCTATATACTGGAGAAGCAGGTATAGATAGTATAAAGTACAACACTTATGATCCTCTGGTACTTAGAGAAAGAAATCTGTTAGAAGCTCAATTTGAAGGAGGTAATCACAATAATCCAGAGGTAGATGGTCTATTTGGTAATGTAGCTCCATCTGTAGGTACTTTTGGTAACAGATTTATAGTTACTACTGCATACTGGAAAAGTAAAAGAAAAGTAGGACTTTTAACCTATATAGATATAGATGGAACTGTACAATCAGACCTGGTAGATGATAGCTATAAAGAGGGTAGTCATCCGGAGGAGATTTCTATAGAATGGAAGTGGGAAAATCAATGGTATAAAGGAGTTAAAATAGGAAATGATATCTATTATGTAGAGCCGTTGGAGATACTTGATTACTGCCCTATAGTGGGTGTAGTTCATGAAATAGAAAACACAGTATCTACATCACTGGTAGATCTAATGAAGCCATTCCAAACTCTTTATAATATCTGTATGAATCAATTATATAGACTACTGGAAAAAGAGAAGGGTAAAGTTCTTATCATGTCTAGGAGGCATGTTCCTTTACAAAAAGGGGGCAGCTATGAAGATAGTATGGAAATATGGGAAAGACAGGCAGAAGAAACCGGAGTTATATGGGTAGATGACAGTCCGGATAATCTAAAGAAACCAAGTTCTTTTAATCAATATACAGTAGTTGACTGGACACTATCACAGCAAATGCAAACTAGGTATGAACTTGCTGTAGCATTAAAGAATGAGTGTTGGGAGCTTATAGGTATATCCAGGCAAAGACAAGGCTCTGTAACTGCATCAGAGTCAGCTACTGCCACTAATACTGCATTATCACAAAGTTATGCCCAGACCGAACCCTACTTTGTACAACAGGAGTATATAGAGAATATGGAACTCCAGTGTATATTGGACATAGCACAGTATCTGGAGTGTAAGAAGCCAGAAAGTACACTCTCGTATATAGACTCCGATGGAGGTAATGTGTTCTGTAAGATACAAACAGAGTCACAACTAAAGAACAGAGATATCAAACTGTTTATGACTTCCAGAGCAGAGGACCAAAGGATATTTAACGAACTACGGCAACTTGCACAACCAGCTCTCCAGAACGGAGCCTCTTTCTATGAGGTAGCTCAGTTATATACGGAGACCTCTACCAGGAAGATAATGGATACATATAAGAAGCTGAAGGAGAAGCAGGAAGAGTTAGTGCAGCAAAATCAGCAGATGCAGCAACAGGCACAGGAAATGGAACAACAACAGATGCAGGCTGAACAGATGCAGAAACAACAAGAGCATCGGGATGAAATGCAGGTTAGGATATATGAAGTTGATACCAAGGCCAATACTGCTATAACTGTAGCACAGATACAGGAAAGAATGAAGATAGCTGAACAGAACCAGTCCCAGGAAGGACCTGACATAAGTGATATATTATCATATAACCTCAAGCAGCAGCAGGATATATACAAGAGAGATCTGGACCAGTTGAACCTACAGATACAGGAACAACAGATGTCCCATCAGCAGAATAAAGACAATACAGAGCTTGCTATGAAGCAGAAAAAACTAATGCTGGAAGAAGAAAACACTAAAATAAACTGGGAAAAGGTCAAGATAGCCAAGAAAAAACCAGCATCAAAATCTAAATAATGTAATAATAAAAATAATAAAACGTAGATTTCCTAACAGATACTGTTGGAAAATGAACTGAAACCATTTTAACTTTACTCTCAACAATACAACTACATATGGCACAGGAAAACTTCTTTGATGATGATTCTACCTTTGGTGTGGACTCAGGAATAAGTGTTAAAGAACTGGAAGCAGATCTTTATGGAGAGGCTGTTACAGCTTCTGCAAAATCCACTTCTGTTAAACCAGCTACTGAGGAAGACAAGAAAGAAGCTGCTGAAAAAGGTAAAGCTACTACTGATGAGGCTAAATTAGCTAAGATCAAAGAAGAGCAACTTAAAGCAGAAAAAGAAGCAAGGGAAGATTTTGAATCTGATGAAGGTCAACCTAAAAGTAAAAAATCTGTAGTTACAACAAACGCAGATGATACTGAGGAAGAGGAAGGTACAGAAACAGAACTTTCAGGCTTACAGGAACTTTCTGAAGACCTCTTCAAAGTAGGTATATTTACAAGGGATGATGACGATGATAACTCCTTACCTGAAACTACAGAAGAATTTATAGAAAGGTTCAACTGGGAAAAACAGAAAGGTGCAGAGCAGATGGTCTATAACCTGTTTAACAGACATGGGTCAGAATGGGAACAGGCACTTACTGCTATAGCACTTAATGGGGTACATCCGGTAGAGTATCTAAAGTCCTTTAATGAGGTACAGAGCTTCAAAACTATGGATCTTACTGATGAGGATAATCAGCAAAGAGTAGTTGAAGCAGCTCTCCGTAATCAAGGATGGGATGAAACAGATATCAAAGATGAGGTGAAGAAACTAAAGATGAATGCTGATCTGGAAAGTTCAGCTACCAGGCACCATAAAGCTCTTGTAAAGAGTGAGGAGCAAAGACTTCAAAAGATGGAGCTGGAGGCTAAACAGAATACAGAGGCTAGAAAACAAAGGGAAGCTCAGTACAGTCATAATATCAGAACCATTCTAAATGAGAAGGTAAAGTCAGGAGAATATGATGGTATACCTGTTACACGACAGGATGTAGATAAGGTCTCTGATTTTCTGGATACTAAACGATGGAAACTAGCAGATGGTTCTTTGATAACAAATTTTGATAAATTCATATTAGATCTTAATCATCCTCAGAACCATGCAGCTAAAGTTAAACTAGCTCTTCTTATAGGTAAAAACTACGACCCTGAAAAACCAATAACAATAGATGTTGGTCCTGTTGGTAAAACAGCAGTTTCCAAAGAGAACAGGGAACTGTTCAATTTTGAGAAAAGGAAAAAGAATGCACCAAGTACTGTGTCAGATACAAATAAAAAACCTGCTATGAGTTTCATAGATGGACTATAAAGAAAAACCATTAAATAACAAAAGATATAGAAAATGGCAATACAATCAATTCCTGGGTATAGTCAAGGTATTATAGCTACCCGATACAGCTCAATGAATAAAAGGGCTTTAGGTAAACTTACCGACTCTAACCATATAGAGTCTCTGCATTCTGTAGTACCTGCAGACTACGATAAAAAGGTTATATCTCTTTATACACAGCAGTCTCTGTACAGTAATGACTTCCTACAGATGTTGTATAAGACCAAACCTTACTATATTGATCGTGCCACAGACTACTGGAAATGGAAGGTAAATGTACCCTATCAGTTTCCTGTTCTTATAGAAGTGCCGGATACTACATTGGCTATGTCCAATATAGGTATCAATGGTCAGTTCTTTGACCTGGTATTTGATAAAAAAGAGTTCTATATCAACGATGTTATTACATCTAACAGGATGTATGGTCAGCAATTCAAAGTAGTTGCAGATCCTCAACCCTGGGGACGTAATTGGAAATATACAGTACATCTGGTAACTCAGAATCCCCGTACTACTACAGTAGACCTTACCTGGTTGGCTGAAGGACGTGAATATGAGTTCATGTACAATGCTTCTGGTGAGTTTGATGAAAAAGGTACCGGCCTTGGACATATGGGTGATGAGATCACTCTTTATGAATCTCTTGGTTCTGCCAATATGATCGAACATACTGTTACTGAATGGGCAGATACTAAGGTAGCTAACTGTTCTCTGTCACCAATGCAATATGATGAGGGTGGTAATCCTTTGGATATCATAGTATACTCTAAAAAGGTTCGCAATGAAGTAGGTGAACATAAATATGTGCATTTATGGGAACCATTCATCGAAATGGAGATGAAGAAAAGGATGCTGGAACAGAAGGTCCATAAAATGATCTGGGCTCAGGGTGGTTCTACATATACTCGTGGTAACCAGGAACTTATCAAACTGTCCATGGGTGTATATCCTCGTATGAGGCAGTATGGTAACCTGGAGCAGTATAATGCCGGTCAGTTCTCTATAAACATTCTTCGTAATGTATTTGGTGACCTGTTCTATCGCAGGGAAGACATGAAGAACCGTAGGGTTAAGATGTTCACTAATGAGGCTGGTTTTGAAGTATTCCGTACAGCAGCCAAAGATGACCTGATGAAAGCTGGTCTGACAATTATAGCAGATGACAGGTTCATAGAAGGTCGTGGACAACATATGACCATTAACTGGGCATTTGACTCTATGGTCACTATGGATACCGGTAGAATAGAGCTATCCCACCTTATGGAGCTTGACCTGCCTCAGACTAATTCTGAATTTGGTCAGAACAAGAAATCTACTCCTGTATTCATGGTGTTCGATGTATCACCAGGTGGTGACAAAATGGCATCTGATAACATCAGGGAAGTTCGCCCAAAAGCAGCTCCTTCAATGACATGGGGATATATTGATGGTACTTATCATCACCTTGGTCATGCTAAATCCAAGGGTATGAGTTCGGCAAATAGCTTGCCTGGATACAAGATCTGGATGAAGGATAGGTATGATGTATTTATAGAAGATATAACAAGGACTGTACTTATCGAACAGGTACCACAGTTCTAAGATATAAGGTTTACAGGTTCCTTTCAAAAACCTGTACTTTAACTAACTACATACTGTAATTATGGCAAGAATAGCTAAAATTCTTCCTCTTCCTGTAGAAACTCGTTCAGGAGAGATGACAATGAGTAATGCTCTGGCAGAAAAAGGTTTTATGAGGCATCCAGGTACTGGTATTGCATTCCCTCCCTTGAAATCCCCAACAGGTAATGGATATCTTACCGGACTTGATGAAAATGCTCCTTATATAGATCGTATACTGGATAGCAAAGAAAGAGATGCAGAAAGAACTAAAGTAAGGGAGCGTAGACAGAGACTAGAAAAAGCTACAGGGCTTGACCTTTCCCCTACTGCAAGGTATTACTCTGCAGTATATGATACTGAAAGAGGTAAGGAAGATAACTCAATAGCTAGTAGGGTAAAGCTCTTGGATAAAGAGAACGCATTCAATTTCTCTAACCCCCTAAAGGAAATAGAGTATTGGTGGGTCATTCAAAATACCAGACTTATAGCTCCCTCTATAGAGGACTGGAAAGCAGGTAGATGTAAGCCGACTGTTCAGTTCTATGTAAGTAATCCCGAGGAAGAAACTGCTGTTATCTATAAGGAGAAGAAAGCATCTAACAAGGCTATCAATGAGCTGGAAAAGATGTCTTTGGAAAAAAGGAAGAAGGTTGCAAAACTGCTTGGATTGCCAGTTACAGATAATGATAAGGAAGAAACAGTGTATAATATACTGGATACATTCCTCAGATCAGGAGAGGTTAAAACTGGAGAATACAAAGGTCAAAGGTCTATACAACTCTTTAATGATATAGTTGGGTTAGGTGATAACTCTTTGAATGTAAAAGTCCTTGTAAAGGATGCTCTGTTACTGAGAGTATATACTCAAAGGAATGGGGTTATATATGAAGGAGATATTATGGTAGCAGCAACTGCAGATGAGCTTATAAGAGAGCTTTCTACAGATGCTAAACAACAGGAAAGACTGGCCTTAGAGATAAAGGTCAATGATAAGAAGAAAATGAAACAAAATATTTCATAAGGTATATGATATCAATTCAGAAGTTATTGTTTGACCTGGATACTAAGGTAAACAGGTTAGCAAATCTGAGAGGGCAATATATACCGGATGAAACTAAAATAGAAGTTCTTAATATAGTGCAGTTAAAGCTGGTTCTAAAGAAACTGGGCTTGAATAATAACTATCAGTTAGGTATGGATGCCTTTAATAAAAGGTACCAAGATCTACAGATACTTCAGGTCCCATTTGAGAAACTCACTTTGACAAAAACTACCGGAGATGTACTTAACAGCTACACAGGAGATATATCAGCACTTTCAAAGAAGTTGCTGATTCCTGTAAGTGGTTATGTACTGGCTGATAAGGGTAATTGTAAAGGTAGAAAATTAGATATAGGAAATTTCATTAAACATGCTGATCTCATTGTATATCTTTCTTCCCCTCATCACTGGCCTGATTTCAAATATGAAGAAACATTTGCTTCTGTATCCTCCGGTAAGTTCTTTGTGTATAGTGATAAGAAAGACAGCTTTACAATAAATGACCTTTACATCAGTTATCTTAGATACCCTGTAGATATGGATATATCAGGTTATGTACACTTAGATGGTAGTGCTAGTAGTGATGTAGATTGTGAACTAGAGAGTTATTTAGAGAATGAACTATTGGACCTTGCAGTAGAGGAGATAGCAGATGCTACAGCAAATCAGTTACAGGCACAGTTATCAAGAACAAGAACTAAAGAAAACGAATAAATTCATAACAACAAAAACAATAAAAGATGCCGGATTTTTCAGTAACATCCTTATTTGTGGTACCTACGAGTAACACGCTCCCTACATCAGGTACAAATGCTGACCTGACAAGTGGGCAGTTTGGAATATTCCGTCCTGACTATACACCTGCTACTGTAGCTAATGTAGGTAATGCTAAGTATATTTTCCTATCTCAGGGTAGAAATGTATATACACCATTTGAGATAACTAAAAATTCTGCCGAGATATATGCAGATAAAGTAGTATCGTGGTATAAAGTTGTAGGTAATTTGCAACAGAATACACAGGTAACTAGTATATCTGACCTTACAGTAGGTTGCAATGAAGATGTGTCTATAACACTTCGTCTGGATAGCTTCTATATCAGGGCAGCATATGCCAATGGTCTTACCAGGTCTGTTATGACCACTACACCTTGCTGTGATTGTGGTTCTAATCCTTGTGATAGCCTTACAGGTTCGCAGATACAGCAGGTAATGAGTCAGTTGGCCCAGAATATCAACGATGATGAAATTCTCAGTCCATTTGTAACTGCTGGTACACAAGGTAGTGGTGCAAATACTGTTATCATCATACAAGGTAATACTCCTGATGTATATGGACAAGGTACCTCTCCTGACCTTACCAACTTCCCGTACCAAATGGACAGGTTGTATTTCTGGACATTTGTTCGTACAGGTCCAGACCTGACCACAGATTTTGAAGTACAGGATGCATGTAGTCCAGTGGCTACTGTACAGATATTGCAGAGGGCAGCATACCCAATAAATACTCCTGCAGAAATTAGGCAGTTGGAATTGGATTTCTGGAGTTATCAGGCACAGTATAAAAGCATTTTCTCCAATGTGAACTATAATGGAGAATTTCAGAGCTATGTAGATAGTACCAGTGCTTATGATCTGTACTATATAGAGTATAAGTCACCACAACAGACTTCATGGTCTATAGGTGAAACTCTAAATGCTACCAGGACATCTATCATAGCTATACCTAAGGGGTCTGGCTCTGAGGCAGGTACTCTTGCCATACTGACAGCATTCCTTGGTACTCCTGATAATGATTCAAGCACCCCTACGAGTACAACCTCATTTACCACGTCATCAACCACAACCACTACAACCACACTCTTACCTACTCCATAATAGCTAAGAGTTAAACGAAAACCTGAGGGGTAGGGGCAAAACCTCTATCCCTCATTAATTTTTTATACTATGAAGATAGAAAACCTAAAGGGGCATATTCCGAACTTCATTCTGAAACAATTACCAATTACTTGTACTAAGTTCAATATAAATGGTCCAAAGAGGTTATCCCATCTATTAGGGCAATGTGCTCACGAGTCTGGTAATTTTACATCATTTTATGAGAACCTAAATTATAGGTTAGAGACTGTACTTAGGGTATTTAAGAGTGATGTTGACTTAGATAAAGATGGAATTATAGAGCAGAATGAGATAGAAAATGCTAAAAGATATATAGGGAAACCGGAAATGTTAGCTAATTTTGTTTATGCTAACCAGAACGGTAATGGACCAGAGGTATCTGGTGATGGCTGGAAATATAGAGGTAGAGGTGCTCTTCAAACTACAGGTAAAGCAAATTATAAGTCTTTGGGTTCTTTTTTAGGAGTAGACCTTATTTCGAACCCAGATCTTGTAGCTACAACTTATCCTGTAGATTCTGCTGCTTTTTATTTTAACAGTAGAGGGTTATGGACTATATGTGATCTTGGAGTAGATGATAGTACTATTCTTAGAATAACTAAAAAGGTAAATGGCGGTATAAATGGTTTAGAAGAAAGAATAAAGTATACTAAAAAATTCTATAATTTGTTAACCAAATAAAATGGCATTAGTAGAAGTACTTCCTATATTAAATCTCTCTCTTCAGGATATAAGGGATATGAACTCTATTGCTATAGCTGACTTTAGTAAGTATATAGCTTTACCTACATCAGGATACTATAATCTACAGATAACTCCTCCGGGCTACGATACTATAGCTGTTACTTTTACTCCAGGGCAGGTAAATATATATCAATGTGCTGATTTAGGCATTACCTGTTCAGATACAGGATGTACACCTTTACCAGATGGTATATATCAAGTTATATATACAGTAGTTCCTACACCTGCACAAACATCTTTATTTTCTACAGAGTCAGTGACTCTAAAGTTTATAAAGATAGATAGTATAAAGTGTAAGTATCAACATGCTTTTCTAAAAATAGATATGGAATGCGGATGTCATAATCCTAAATTCTATAATTATGAAAAGGAATTGAAGATGATAAAGCTATATATAGATGCCTCCGTAGCTGAGTGTAATAGTGGTAATTACAAACTGTCGTATGAGTATTATGCTAAGGCTAACAGGATGTTAGATAAATTGGGGTGTAAATATCCCAACAGTAAATGGAAACTCTGTAACTGTTAATATATGGGAAACTGTTCTAAAGTAACCTGCGCTACTTGTCCTGCAAAAGTAAAGAAATGCTACACTACTGATGGTAAATGTCCTAACTGTATAAGAAAAGAAAGAGATGCAGCTAATAAATCCAATATTGTCCAAAGACGTACTAACTAATGAGGGCTATAATGACCTATTGGATAGCATAGACAGAACTATTGCCAAAATAGCAATGGGCCAGTATAAGAATGATGTATATGGATTTACTGAGAATATTGACTACAACCTATATGATAGACTTTGTGAATATAGGGAAATTCTTATAGACCTGTTTATGGGGTGTAATTGTTTAGGTCAGGAATATGTTATTTATATAATTTCTAAAGTTCAAAAATTGGTTTGTTAATGGGACATGCTTGTAATGGTAATTCATGTAGTAATGTATTTGGAACAACTACTCCTGACAAAAAGGTAGAGTACACAGGCCCTGCAGTACCTGGTTTAGGTATATGTACAGGGGATTATCTATCAGAGGTAGAGGCTGCTATTTTTGGTAAACTAATAGATTATGCTTCAGGTATAGGTATTTCTATACCTTCTATAGACCTTACCACATGTGATGCTTTTAGCATGTGTGTGCTCAATGATTGTTGCAGTAACAACCCATGTACAGACCTTCCCTGTCTTTTAGAGTGCTATAAGAATGCTATCTGTTCCATCTTTGAAGACTTGGAAGAGGTTAAAACAAATCTCAATACTCTTCTATCCGGGCCTTATAGTACAGGATGTATATCAGGACTTACAGCAAGTTCTACCCTTACAGAGATACTTCAGAAATGGCTTATAGACTACTGTGCTCTTAAATCCACAGTGTCTACTATTCAGACGCAGTTAAATACTCTTACAACTAATCTTCCAGCTACTATAGGTAATTTTCTACTATCAGCTATAACTACTTGTACAGGAACTGGAAGTGTTATAAAGTCAGGTACTGGGGCCAGTGCTTCTATATCATTCAAAGGTTTTGTACCTATAGGAGGTATAATACCATACGGTGGTATAACTGCAGGTAAATTTGATAGTACAGGTCTCGGTTTGTCAGGTACAGATATGTGTGGTTTTGCAATGGCAAATGGTAATAATGGTACTGTAAACATGACAGGACTTGTAGCTATGGGTACTACAGAAATGGGTACTTCTTCTTCTGTATCTGGTGGTTCTACCTATGCATACAACAGTATTGGTGGTGAGTTTAATCACTTGCTTACTTCTTCTGAATCAGGAGTAGGTGCTCATGGACATACATTGAATGAGCATGGAGGACATGATCATTCTTTGTATTTTAACTCTAGGAACAGTAACTTTAATACGGGAGGCACTAACAACTATATGGATGCTACTGCTATACCTGGTAGTAATACAGGTGCGACAAACCCATTTATACCTGAAAATAACTCTACCTCTTCTGCTACTTTATCTGCGTATATCAGTAAATCAGTTACTGGTATAACAGTAGATAATTCTGCAGCAATTGGGGCAAGTTCAGCACATAATAATTTACAACCTTACAGAGCTTTAATTTACATACAAAGAATAGCATAATGGCAGCAACATGTTGTAATGAAGGATATTTTTATGTTAATAGTTCTGGATATTATTATGATAATGCTGGAAATTATATAGCTATTATAAATACTTTATATTCTTCTCCTACTTACAATGAAGTTATAAGTAATTGTGCTCAATTTGCTAATCAGGGGTATGCTACTGTAGTTCAATCCTCTATAGATTGTCCTTGTTGTCCTGAAGGGTATGTATATAGAGGTTCTGGATATTGTTGTCCTGAAAATAAACCTGCTTGTACATTAAAAGAATCTCTACCTACTATACCTTGTTTGCCATGCGATTGTGCTGATATACCGCAACAAGAATGTCAAACATGTGGTACTGATGGTGTTCATATATCATATAATTTTGATTATTCAAAGAGGCAATGTACTAATTGTGAAGTTATAGATGAAGCTACTCCCGGAGGATGTATAGCTACTTTTATAGCTACTCCGATATTATCTCCTATAACTAGCAACTTTAGACTTAGAAATAAAAATTTTATATAATGGCTACTAATACAAACTCTGTAGAGTATACTGGTATAAACCTCCAATATATAGATACTGAAGCAGGTATGAATTTGACAGAAATATTGTCTAATATCAATACTGCTATTAATGATATGAATCCTGCTCCTGATTATTCAGGATATAATCTTTATTGCCTAAGACCTACATATACAATAACTAACACACAACAATTTGCAGAGTCTATATCTGATTATGTCTGTACTTTCCATGATGACTTTGACACATTCGTAGGTACCACCTATGCAAATGATCAGAATGTATTGACCACTGCTATAGAGGGACTACAAGAACCGGAGCTAACATATGCTCCCTTTAGTATAACTACAGCAGACCTTATTGGGACTGTGTATACAAAGTTGTTTACAGGGTTCAATACTTTAGGGTTCAATACTGTTACCAGTACTTTAGACCCTTACACAGCTAACTGGGCAACATTGTCTATAACTCCATCTCACAGTATAGTAACTACCTGGAATAATGTTATTGCTTACCTGGATAATTTAGCCGATGATGTTGCAGATAAACAGGATGAATTACCCACTTTCGATAACAGCTCTAATTGCCTTGGAGGTACCGGTACAGACACTATAGTAGAAACTGTTGACCTGATAACTACTTATATCTGCTTGTTACCTGAGTTTGATGCAGGGGATATTACATGGGGAGGAGTAAGTACACAAACTGACTTGCAGGATACTGTGCAGGCCATTATAAATTCCATAAGTTCCCTGTTGACCAATGCAGTTGTAGCTGCCGGGGATAGTAGCCTAACTCTCAGTGCTGTTGGTACTACTTATCAAGGCAAGAAACTGGTTGTCAATCAGGCATGGTCAGGACTATATAAGGTAATGACAGATAGTAGTGACAGTGCCCCTGGATTTCTGGAAGACAAAATAGAAAGTTCTGACAATAGTATTACTATAACTCCTGCAGCAAGTCCTGGAGATCCTATAGATATTACTATAGCTAATCCTCCTGATTATAAGATAAAAGTAAATACAAATGATACAAATCCTGACTATATTGCAGCAAAGATACCTTCTACATCTGGTACTTGGGGGTTGGGGTTAACCAGTGCAACCAGTACAGATAGTTTACAATTATTGCTTACTGTAATAATGAATAACCCTACTGTATTTGCTACAAATTTCTTTGATTTAGTAGAAACATCTCCAGAACTACTTGCTAGGTTCTGTCAAATAAAGGATATGTGTAATGGTTGTATATGTGATGTAGTTACTGACTTTATAGTATCTATAGATACAGAAACCGGAGTATTTACAATGACCTGGGTAGCAGGGCCCAACAATGACTACCAGATAGCTAAATACAGGCAGCAAGGGGCTGCTAACTGGGTTTCTAATGTAAATATAACCCCAACAAATCCTTTAGCAGATGATGCCACTACAGTAGATGTAAAGAACCTGCTTACCAATACAGTGTATGAGTTCCAGGTGGATAGTATTTGTTCTGATGTAGCTCATAGCTCAATATATGAATCTATTATCTATGAAGAGCCCGTACTATCTACGGGAGTTGTGGGGGGTGTAATAAGTGTTACACAAGACCCATTACCTACCATAGAGATAGTGGATTATAGACTAAAGAACAACAATGATACAGTGTTACAAAATGCATCTGTAACAGGGAGCAACCCTTCCCATTCTTTTACTTCTGTGTCCGCAGGTACATATAAAGTAGATTGGAGGTTTGGTACTACTATAAATGGTGTAATGCTTTATAGCACAGATCCATCTCAAGAAGGGGCTTGGTATCAGGAAACAGGTATTGTAGTATCCTAACTAAAAATGTTAGGATATATCACTTCTAACTTTTCTAATTAGGTCTCTATTTTATAAATTTGTATTCATGCAAGAGTGTACTTTAAGAGAAGCAGTAGCTAGGGTAAGAGGGGAGTTTAAGCTCTTTTCTGCT